CAAAAAAACACGTGTACGGGGTCTGGGGATCCGGTGTTTCCCCAGGTCAGAGCGCATGTCTGGCGATTCGGGAGGTGGTCTGAATGGCTGGTCGCGGGCCCGCTCCGACGGGCAAGGGCGAGGGCACGCGCCGGCGGAACGCACCGCCGACGCTCACCGTGGTCAAGGCCGACGGCGTCGAGCGCGGTCCCGCGCTGCCGGCAGACATCGAGTGGCCCGACGCGACGCTCGACTGGTGGGACACGTGGCGCAGCTCGCCTCAGGCTTCGACGTTCACGGACACGGACTGGTCGTTCCTGCTGGACACGGCCCTGCTGCACATGGCGTTCTGGGACGGCGACGCCGGCGTCGCCGCCGAGCTGCGGCTGCGGGTCGCGAAGTTCGGCGCGACCCCGGAGGACCGCGCCCGGCTGCGGCTGTCGATCGGGGCCGCGCCAGACAAGCCGGCGCCGGCGGGCAGCGGTCGCAGGCCGGCCGCCCGGACGCGTCGCAAGGCTGAGATCACCAAGGCCATAGATGCAGGCTGACGCCCCGTCACTCGGCTGGGCGGCGATCTCGTGGATCGAGCACTACCTTGTGCACGGCCCGGGCGACGTGCAGGGCCAGGCCGTCGAGCTGGACGCCGAGTTCGCGGCGTTCGTCGTCAAGGTGTACGAGCTCAACCCGCGCACCGGCGCCCGAATCAAGCGCCGCGCGTTCCTGTCCCGGTCCAAGGGCCGGTCCAAGTCGGGCCTGGCCGGGTTCATAGAATGCTTCGAGGCGCTGGGACCGTGCCGGTTCGACCACTGGGCCGAGGCCGGCGAGATCTCCGAGTGGGGATACGAGTACGACGAGGGCGAGCCGGTCGGCGCCCCGCTGCGCTACGTCGAGTGCTTGAACGTCGCGACCGAGGAAGACCAGGCCGGCAACACGTATGACGCCGTCTACTACATCCTCAACCCCGACACGTGCTCGGACGAGCTGCTGGCGGACTACGGCGAGATCGACGTCGGTCTGAGCCGGATCAACCTGCCCGACCAGCGCGGATTCATCCAGCCCGTCACCAGCGCCGACAAGAGCGCCGACGGCGGCAAGTCGACGTTCATCGTCGCCGACGAGACGCACCTGTGGGTCCTGCCCCGGCTCAAGCGCCTGCACGGCGTCATGACCCGCAACCTGCTCAAGCGGAAGATCGCCTCGGGCTGGATGCTCGAGACGTCGACCATGTACGCCGAGGGCGAGGACAGCGTCGCCGAGGGCACCCACGCTTACGCGAAGAACGCGTCCGAGAAGGTCCGGCGCTCGCTGCTGTTCGACCACAAGCAAGCCGACCCCAAGTGGGACCTGAACAGGCGTGGCGACCGCATCAAGGCCCTGCGCGAGGCGTACGGCCCGGCGGCCGGCTGGATGGACCTGCAGGCGCTCGCCGACTCGTGGGACGACCCGCAGGTGTCCGAGGCGGACTTCCGTCGGTACTGGCTCAACCAGCCCGTGCCGCTGGTGGAGCGGCCGCCGTCGATGTTCCCGACGTGGTCCGGGCTCAAGCTGCCCGACGGCGTGCCGGTCCCGCGGATCGAGGCGCTCGGGATCATGGCCGACTTCCAGCGCGTGTGGCTGTCGCTGGGCTCCTACGGCGGCGGCCACCTCGCTGCAGTCGAGCGGATGTCCTACGTCGCCGGCAAGGCCGAGTTCATCGCCGAGACCGCGCGCATCGCGAAGAAGTACGACGTGCCCGTCGCGGTGCAGGAGAAGACCGGCGCCGCGCTGCTCACCGATGCGCTCGAGGAAAAGGGCGTGCGGGTCGAGCTCGTCCCGTTCGCCGGCGTCGCCCGCGGCTGCGACGACATCGCCGACGCCATCACCACCGCCCAAGCCACCCACGGCGACTACGACGCGCTGAACAAGGCCGTCGAGCTCGCGCGCTGGACCGACGTAGGGAAGCAACGAGTGTTCGATTCGAAGGCAGGTGACGTGTCCATGCTCGAAGCGGTGACCCTTGCCCGCCACATCGCGACCGCCGGCGCGCCGGTAGCGGTCGAGCCGTGGGCGGCCTGGATATGAGGTGGCCCTGGAAGCGCGAGAAGCGCAGCATCCTGACCACGGATGAGTACATCGAGGCCGTGCGCCGGGCGATCCCGATCGGGTACGAGCAGACGCTCACACAGACTGGCGTCGAGCGGATCGCCCCGGACTACGCGGTGCTCGCCTCGAGGGCGTACGGCGGCAACTCGACGGTGTTCTCGGTCATGGACACCCGAGCCAAGGTGTTCTCCGGCGGTCGGTTCCGCTGGCGCCGGGTGCTGGACGGCCGTCCGTCGGACTTCTTCGGCTCGGCCGACCTGGCGATCCTCGAGCGGCCATGGGCCGGCGGCACGACACAGAACCTC